CGTCCCGATGTATTTCATGTACGGAGCAGTAGTTGCCGCGACGCTGATCGTCTTCACCTGGTTGGCCGTCGAGATCGCGGTATGCGTGGCCCCGGTGATGTCCGCAGCGCCCGTGCCACTACCATCCGACGCGCTCTGGAGTTTTCCGACGAAGCTTCCGGTTATCGCCCCGGAGTGAACGTCAAAAAGAATCGTGCCAATGTACTGACGGCAGTCGATCCAGCCCGAAGTGGCGGCAGCGGTATCCGCAGCCGACACCGATGGCAGTACGGAAACTAGAGTCGCGCCGTCGTCCGCAGAACAAATGCCCATGTCTTACCCCTTCGCTTTTGCCTTGCTGCGTGTGGTGGCCTCCGCCTCGTCCTTCACGACTTCGCGGTCGGCGTCGTTGAGCTTGTAATCGGGAGATGACGACTCGACAGGAGTCCGTTCCGCCTTGCCTATCGCAACCGCTTCGATAGCCATGTAGTGCGGGTAGTCAAGCGTCTTGCCGACTTCCTGAAGCTCGCCCTTGTAGTAGAAGGGCCGCTTCACAACAATGGAAATGGTCTTGTCCATATCGGGAAGCGGGACGCCTGGAATCAAATCGGACTTCTTCAGCATCCCGCTCTCCTATTACGTGATGGAGGTCGCCAACGAGAAGGCGCCGACATAACGGACACCGACGTCAACCGAGTAGAAGGCGCGAATCGTCGTGATGCCCTTGTGGAAGTCGGCCGTGTTCGCCGATTCCGAGGTAGCAAGTTCGAGAACGCCCCACTCCGCAATGACCAGTTGGCTCCAGTCGCCGAAGATCATGTCGCCGGCCGGCATTTGGGCAGTCGTCATCGCGCGGAAGCCGAAGATCGAGCCTTCCAGCATGTTGCCCTGCCACAAACGAGTCGTCCCCGAGGTCGGCAGTTCCGGCCGCGCCATTAGAAGACTCGCGACCGTGGGCGTCGTGACATAACCCAGCGAGCCCGAGAGCGCATTCGCATCTGCAACGTCCGCTTGCGCGTTCAAAACACCAGGGGATGCGAGTGACGTACCCGTGAATCCGCCGATGGAACCGGTGTTGATGATGCCCGTCGGCTGTTCCGTTCCCGTGCCCGCGATGGCTGCGAGGTCGACAGCAATCGCGACTACCTTCGCAAGATCCGAGAGAACCAACTGTTCGACAGACGGGGATGACTGCAACATCAGCTTCCGGCTGATCTGCGTGAGCGCTCCGACCGTCCGTGGAGACAACGCCAGTTGGCCGAAAGTTTGTTGGCTCTCGGTGATCGCCGTCGCTTCATCCGCCAGCCAGTAACCTGTGGCCGCTGCCGTCTGCTTCGGAATCGTGACGTCCCCAACGAGCCCAGACAGCACTTGAGCGCCCATCGCGCGGACAACCATGCGGTTCCGCAGGAGCTCGATGAAGCTCATGTTGTCCGTGGCTTTGAGGTATCCACCACCAGAAGCCGAGGCAACCGTCAGGTCGCGCTTTTGCACCTCCATCGGCACGAAGAAACTTTGTTTCCCAGCCGAACGGCCGATGCGTTTCGCGACCTCCAGCGAGGCTTCGCGTTCAAGGCCCGCTTCCGACCAGTCGTTCGACGATGCCGCGCGGAGCGCCCTCATCAACGAATACTGGCGAACCTCGGTATTTGAAAGCCCGACCTTCGTGGCCGATACCTCGGGATTGTTCTTGCCGCGCTCCTCGAGGATTTCCAGAATGTCCTTGGAGACCTGTTCCATCGACGCGCCTTGGGTGATCCAAGCGTTGCCGATGCGCTCGTCCAGCTTGTTGGCCCGGACGAGGTTGATGATGGCCTGCTTGCGGGCCTGCTCGTAAGCGATCGGATTCTTCGCTTGCAGTTCCGATTCGGCGACTTGGCCCGCCGGGACCGTGGTTGCTTCGGGCATATCTGCTCCTTTGGTTGTGGCGGGGTCCGCCGGATTGACGACGGCGCCGCAGTTCGGGCACGCGTCTGCCTGGTCACTCATCTCTTTTCCGCATTCCGGGCAGTCCATCATTCCCGTACTAGCGCGGGTGATTTGCACTTCGGTTTCTTCACTTGCGTACGCGCGACCGATTCCAACGGTGTTGTCCGCAGGAACGGTAACGATGGATATTTCTAGCGGGGTGAACTTCGTCACCCGGATGTCGTTTGTCTTCGGGTCTTCGGTCGCCGCATCGATGCGGTACATAAAAGACACGTTCGGCAGGATTCGGTCCTGCACCATGCCCATGACCTCGTCACCCCGAGCCGTCTTGGCGAAGCGAACCGTTGCGTACCCTCTGCGTTCCTGCGGGTTGACCCACGCCTTTTCGACAACGCCGACGACATCGTCGAGGCCGTGATTGAAAAGCAGGGGGGCGCTACTATTGAGGCGCGAGAAGTCGGCCGCGTTCTCGTCATGCATGAGCGTCTCGTTTCCGTACCAACGCGAGACGGGGATCTCGGAGGAAAACGGGAACGTCAGCGTCCGGTCGGCGCCGATGACAGGAGAAGTCCCCGCCATCTGAAGAAATCTGACTTGCGGTTTGAGTTTCATCCGCGCCCTTTCATGGGAACGACCTTGTCAGAAGGCATCGAGCCATCCGAAGGCATTTGCTTGGGGTCCATCGGCACATCAGCCGGACCCTTTGCCGGGTCGGGTTGCGCTTGGTTCTGTGCAGTAGCGATTCGTGGCGGGAAGGCGACCGGATCGGACTCGAAAGACAACGACTGCGCCGCCATGTCGTCCAACTCCTGACGGCGTTGTTCCAGAACGTCCTCGATGTCGGCCCCGTTTCCGGTCTGCTCGATGACCGCCGCAACCGTGGTAAACCCACAACGCACCGCGTCTTTGTACGCAGCGATGTCGGCAGGAGGATCAAACCAAGTCCATCCCCTGAACTTCCACGCGACCTCAAGGAACCTCTCGGGGGAAAGTGCCCATGATTCGACGGAGATAGAAGGGATGGCCCCACCAAGCACCGCGGCCTGCATCCAATCTCTCAGGAGCGGTTCGCGAAAAGTGCGCGCCCACCATTTCTGGAGGACGCGCCAATCATCACGACTGTCGATGACGCCTAGCCGAGACGAGGAGAAATTCGATTGCGAGTAGTCCCCTGATAGACTCTCGTACGTCATCCCCGGAATGCCTGTGGCGACTTCCCGGACCATGTAGCGCATGAATGGATCAAGGGCAGAATTCGGCCGGTTCGGCATGTAGGGAACGAACTTCTCCCCCGGTAGCCCCTTCTCCATCATTCCGGGAGCAAGCTCGACCTCTTGCGTACCATCCGACTGAGGTTCACCGATCGAGTCGGGGTCAGGCGTTTCCCAGATGCCCATGTAACAAGCCGCACTTCGGGCCGCGATGATCTCGGCCTCGGTGTAGCCGTCCATGTCATTGAGTTTCCGCATGACCGAGTGCATCCACGGTTCGCCCCGTGTCTGCGGCCAGCGCTCGACCTTGCGAAGATGGATGATTTCCGAGGCCGGAACCTTCTCGAACCGAATGCCTTGATCCGTCAGTCTCAATTCACCCGGATGAATGGTGCGAACGTAGTAATTGACCGGACGGCCGAAGGCGTCGACCTCAATTCCCAACCGGGTCGATTCCGCAGACCCCTGCGGGTAGTTGAATTCGTCGGCCAGACGTTCGGCTTCGATCAATTCAAGGGCAAGCGGAACCCTGCTGTTGCCGAAGGTCCGGTAATGCTTGCGAATGAAGACTTCGCCGGCCGTGAAGACTTCCGAGAGACAGGCTCGCTCGAAGTCCGAGAAGTGAAGCGTCCCCCCGGTGTGGCAGGAGTCTGCCTTCGCCCACAACTCCCAAGCGTCCTCGATATCCTCATTGATAGAGGCATGGGGATTGTCCCGGGAGTTCTTGACCTGGGCCTGCATCCCGACCCCGGCCCCGATCACGTTGTTGACGACAATCGCCCTCGCTCTCTTCGCGTAGGGCGCGTCCCTCATCAACTGCCGGGAGCGGCTCCGCAGAGCCGTCAAGCCCATGAAGAGCTCGGAGTCCTGACTCGTGTTCGCGAAACTCCCGAAGCCAACCGTCAGACGACTGTTCTGCGCTGCCGCGTAGGCCCGAGCGCTTACCCGACCGCTCCGCATGACCTTCGGGGGCGGCGGGGATATCGCCCGCGCGATCCGCCGACGCACGGACTCAAACACGGGACATCCTCACGCGGACTTGGCGAGGATTAGGTTGCCCCGAGGCCATCGCTGCCGTGGCTTCTTCTCTCCAGACTTCAGCCTTGATGCTGTCGCGCATGACGACGGCGTCTGCCTTCGTCGCGAACCTCATAGACCGAGAGCCGATCGTGTATTCCTGGATGTGCGAGTTGGTGCCCCATGTATCGAGCACCGCATTGATGGCATCCAGAGCCTTCCGGGCAGGACTTCGTGGGTCGTACCCTTGCGCCCTCGCCGTTGGGTCTGGGAGAAGCTCAAGGAACGCCGCTAGAGGGGCGTTGGCGTTTCCGTCGGGGTCGAAGGTATGGCGGGCGCCTGACTTCTCGACCCAACGCGCCCACGAATACCGACCGGCGACCCATGTGGCCGTCGTCGCGGGAGATGCCTGGATCAGATACGTCGATCCCGAAGTCGTCGCCGTCAGTGTGATCGGCGCCTGGGTCGGGGTGGAGAACTGAGGTATCAGTCGGTACTTGAGCGTCCAACCGGCTGTAGGCGGGAAGTCTGGTGCCTCGTCCTCGAAATAGAGGGTATCGCCAACGACTAGCTTGTCGAGCGCCATGCTCGCAAGCGTGCCGAGAGTCAATCAGCGCGAATAGGCAAAAACTGTCACAACTCAGCGGATTGCCCGGCCGATGCGCCGGGAAGGCGACACGATGGAGGAGCCTAGACGGGATTCAGACTGCCCGTCGGGAGTCATTCCTATCCGGCGGGAAGGGTCTCGGAGCGATTCCCTGAACGACGGATCTCCATAGACCGGGACGATCGGAGCCGGCCCCGCCGTGACCCCGTAGTCGCAGATCGCCAGCTCGCAGATTGCGCCGAAGCCGAGCATCAGCGTCTGGCGGGTTTTCCTGCGCCGTTGCGCTTCGCGAATGGCGGTGTTGGTGGCAGTGGTGTTCCGTTGGCGTTTGCCATCGCCTCGCGCTGTTCGAGCGTCGGCAAACCGTCTATTTGCGGCGGGGTCTTTGCTTCGGCCTCGATGACGGCCTGGAACTTCTGGTGCAGCACTAGAACCGCGTGCGCGGCCTGCGTCCCGACCGCCTTGAGCGCGATGTTGAGCAGTTCTTGTCCGGCGCGCGCCTCTTGCGGCGTGATGTCGATTTTCATGTGCTCCTCTAGGTGACCGTGATCGGTACAACTGCTGCCCTAGCAGCTGCCGCAGCTTGGTCTTGTTGAACCTGCAACACATCTCTTATTGCGTTGTCGATGAAA